TCTTCGGCTTCCTCAGAATCACCCATCAGACTTTCAAACGCTGAAGCGGCTTGGTTTACATCTAGGCTTTCACTCCCTTGAGGGTTGGTGTTTTCCATTTGTCATCTCAAAAATCGCTAGAAACCTTCTAGACGGAGGGTAGGGTTTCCCCTACAGAATTTTCCACTTTTTCTCTTTGATTAGAGTTTCCGAGGCCAAGCCTTCTAGGTGTCCTGTAATCAATTCAATTGTCTTTATGTGCCTGTAAGCATCCTCACGCTTATCAGATTCTTCAGCACTTGTGTTAATTATTACACTAATCTGTTGTTTTTTCAAGTTATCTATGACTTCTTTGAAAAAGTCATCATTAAGTAGGTTTCTGGCCCATTGCGCTGTTAGTTGTTTGTCCATACTGATTCTGTATTCCTGAAATTACATCGTTAATGGTAAGTGCTTGGCTAGGCAATACATCTCTACCTGTTCCCAAAATGCTCATCAGTCTGTCATAACTCATGTTTGTGGGTTGGTTAAACTGTACTGGTGCAGGGACTTGACCATAATTAGGGTCTAGGAACTTCTCCCATTGAGTGCCACGCAACAATTCACGATTACCAAAATCAATAGGAGGTAGTTGTGTTGGCGCAACACTTGTTGAACCTTTGCCATAAGTCGGAGATTTCCAATCAGCAGGTATAGGTACTATTGGGAATCTTTGTGGGCCTTCTTCAGCCGCACCTAATACAGTCGTAGCCAACAAACCAAGGCGAGCCAATTCAGCCAGTTCAGCCGCTGTCCAACTTTTCTCTTTCTCTTTTTCTGATTTAACAGGCTCTGTTTGCACACTTGTAGGTGCTGTAGGAGACATGATAAGAGGGATAGCTGGCGGTTCTTCTGGAGGCGCTTGTGGGGGCGTTTCTGCTTTACCAGTAATTACCAGTTGAGGCATGGGAGTATCAATAGCACTTATGACATTTGCTATTGTTGGTGTTTCTTGGGGCGGTTCTGCTTTAGTAGCAATTTGAACAGTCTCAATTGGTTGCGCTACAGGTTCTGGAGCAATTGCTGGTTGTTGAGCAATAGCACTAATTACATCGCTAACTGTTGTAGGCGCTGTTGGTTGAACAGAAGGCGTAGTTATTTGAACATTTTCAATTGGTTGCTCTACAGGCTCTGGAGGAGGATTAGTAATAGTACCTGTAAATGGAGGTTGCTCAGGAACAGGGGTAGCAATTGCGCTGATTAGATTACCAATGGTTGATGGCGCAGCAGAGGGCGCTGTGATAACAACAGCGTCAGGATTTACTGGTGCAGTTGCCGCAACTGTAGGCGCTATTGCGTTCATTGCTCGATTAACAATAGCGTCAGGATACCCAGATGTGGTTAATATCTCAGAGATTTGATCTGTCGGAATACCACTAGCGGCTAATTGTTGGGCATCAGCAACAGCAAATCCACGATCTGTTAGTCCTACTGGAGCATCACTAAGATAACCAGTTAAAGCACCACCAGCACCACCAAGCAAAGCACCTTTGCCAATATCTTGGTCAGTCAAGGCAGCAGTACCGCCACCAATTAAAGCACCACCCAATGCACCCGCAGCCACTTGATTAGCACCTGCTCCTAGCAAAGCATTACCTAGCATACTAGGCGCACCCATAGCAGCTAAAGCTAGTGAAGCAATAGGAATAGCGGCTTTTACAATTGGGTCAGCGCTTGATGCTCCCTGAGTGTAGAAAATTGGCTGTCCTTGAGCATCAAACTGAACACCATAGCCAGTATTGCCTTTGCCCTCGTAAGTTCCACCAAAGAAGTCACCTGTTTGGCGTTCTGTATAGGTGTTAGCAACGGCTTTACCTGTCTCTTTGTTACCAAAGGTTTGCTCAGTTACAGTCCCATAAATCGGTGCGCCCCATTCCTCGTAACCAACAACTTTTTCAACCTGTTGGGTAATTGGGCCAAACTGACTAATATCTGTAATTCCTGTGTCAGCAAGAATTCGAGCCATGTCCTTAGTAGCCTCATCAGCACCATAGCCACCTGACCATTGTGAGGTATTGCTTCTGGCTTTGATCTGGCCTACCAAATTATTGATGATCGAGGCTTTATCTGGTGCTTGTTGAGCAGGTTGAGTAGGTTGAACAGGGGTTGGTTGAGCAGCAATCTGGTTGATTACTTCTTGTGCAGTAATTGGTTGCTCTGGTTGACGCTGATTAAAAACCTGTCTTGCCGCTTCTTGCTCTGCAATTGCTTGTTGCTCTGCGGCTAACCTAGCAGCGTTTTGCGCTCTCAGTTCTTCCTGTCGGGCTTGCGCTTGTCTGTAAACTTGTTCTTCATAGGCTCGTTGTTCAGCGGCTATTTGAGCCTGACGCTGTGCCTCTTGTTGTGCTCTGACTTGCGCTTCGGCTTGCGCTCTGGCTTCAGCTTGCTGTCTTGCTATTGCCTCTGTGTCTATCTGGGGTTGCTGAATTTGCATAAGCAAGTCATCAAGAGACATACTATCTTCATAGTTGTATGCTCTGAATCCATCTCTTTGTATCGCCATGATTAACCCTTGATTTCGACATTAGAAGTGATACCTGCACCCACCTTCATAGCCTTCAATTGAGCCTCAACCTCAAACTCTTGTTGCTTCATAGCAAAGTAAGCCTGTTGTTTCTCACGCTCTAATTGCAACTTAGCAGCCTCTTTCTCACGGAGCAATTGCATCTCAAGACCAGCCTTCTGTTGAGCCATCTGCATATCAATCTGCATTTGCTGTTGTTGCAATTGCATATCAGCTTGAGCCTTCTGTTGATTAGCTTGAATCTCAGCCTGAGTTCTAGCCATCAAAGCCTGAACCTCTGGAGGCATCTGTGGCTGTTGTGGAGGAGGATTAGACAAGGCTTGATCTTGCTCTGGGGTAATTGGCTTGTAGAACTCAGAACTATCCTTGAACCCTGCAATCTCTACCATTCGACCCAAGGTAGAACGATACTGAGCAGGAGACACATAAGGATTAGCAGGGCCGTACTGACCAATCAACTGCTCTTGTTTAGCAAGAACCATCGACAACATAGCCATTTGCTCTTGTCTGTTACCAGCACCCAGACCCACATTGATAGCCACATCGTACTGATTAGCCCATGTACGAGGGTCAAACTCTACGAACTCACCACGCATACGCACCAAACGAGGCTTGTCTTGGTACTTACAGAGAAGATGCAAGATGCCCTTGAACAGAGACTTAACACCTGTCTCAGCAAAGATTCGGGCAATCAGTTCAATCTTACCTGCGCCAGCTTGTTGCATAGAAGCAACAGCCGCTGCTGTGACATTCTGGAGGATAGATGGGTCTAATCCCTGTGAGGCATCACTAACACCAGTACGCTTAGATTGAACTGTATCCAAGTACTGAAGCATTGGGAAAGATGCTTGTGCGACATTCTGGACTACAAGTTGCGAAACAGCTCCTTGAGACTTAGCACGAATAACACCACCAGCAGTAGATGTAAGCAAGTCGTCAAGGTTTACCTGCCCTTCAACAGCAACCACTCGTGCATTGTTTGTCAGATAGAGGTTATCTAGAATCTGACGAGTGATCGTAGTCTTAATTAACTGAATGTCTGTCGTTCTGTCGGCTAGTGAATTGCCAAAGAACTTGTGTGGAATTGGGATAGGGCAAATAGAGTGGAAAGGAACATAGTCCACTTCCTCAACCATTTCCTTACCTTTTTCGTCTTGCAATATCTCATTGCTTGCATAGAACGCTTGAACGAGTGAGGCAATACCTTTTCCCTCTATATCAGTTTTGACATAGCACTCAAAGACCTCAATCTCTTGCATCGAGGGGTCATCGGTTTGTACTTGGTAAGGTTGCTCACCAGCAGAGAAACGAGCCACTCGCTCTGGTGTGTAGGCAAGTGCATCACCCATCTGCAAGCCTTCAACTTGCTTCTTGTTGAAACCCATCGCAATCAAGGTGCTACGAGTCAACATCTGTCTGTGAGCAATGAAAGGAGAGTCAGCAATGGTTCTTGCTTTCTTGCTAATCAAGAACTCCTCTGGGGGTACATTCTCAATCGTTACCTTGCCTGACTTCTTTTTCTTTTGGACTACTACATTGTGGGTAGCACTCATCACAGGCATACCCATAGGGTCTATAACTGGCTGACCCATTGGGTCAAAGATAGGGAACTCTGTCGTATCTTGCTCAACGATCTCCATGCTCTCATCACTCATCAGCATGGCTAACTCATCACTAGACAAGTCAAAGTAACGCTCTTTGGTTATGTCTTCTTTATCTTCCCAATACGCTTTAACGATGCCGTTCTTTTGCAGCAAAGCATCCTTAAACCAATCGTGCAGAATGGCTAGACCTTCGTTATCCCTTGAGAACACCCAATTGCAGTAGTCAGTAGCTTGCTTGGCAGAGGCTTCATCCTGTGGGCCTTGTGGCTCAAATACTACGATCTGATCTGAGCCTGTGAAAATGCGAACAAGTGAGGGGAGAGCACCATCAATGGCCTCAGCAACCTCACCTGTAACGATCTGGCTCTTACCCTCTACCTCATTCCCATATGGCTGTCTGAGATAGGCTTCTAACGCTTGTTTGCGCTGATCTACTGTCTCACTTTCAATGTAGCCAATGGAATCGTCAATCTCTGCTTGGAGAATCGACATTAACTCGTTCTGTGCCATGTTTTTCCTTCGGAGGGCGACCCATTCGGGGTTTGTCCAATTGTAATGCTTTTACCACATTTTCTAACATTTCAACCCTCATTTCAAGTTCTTTTACTTTTGGGGATAGGTTTACACCTTGACGCTCTACATACATACTTTTCTCCTGTTAAACAATCCAACTCGGTGCTTTGTTGATAGGCTTGCTCCACGAGGAACTTCCCTCATCTAAACCTAATGCAAGGTATCTGAACGAGTCAGACCCATGACTTGACCAATCGTGAAGTGGTCTTTCATAAAATATCTTTCGCTTCTCGTCATAGTCTCTGCGGTAGTTTCTCAGGCAATTGAGGCCAATCTGTACCTTTGGCACATTGAACCAACATCTAGGAAGCAGTCTCCTTACAGCCTGAATACCATCGTCTAGGCTCATTCTGGGGGCTATTTTGATCTCTAGACCTGCTTCCTCAAGCATCTCCATTCGGCTCTTACCTGTGCCTAACTCTCTTACCCTCACATCATGGGGCAAGATATGTTCAGCCTTTTCGTAGTCATTGTCCCTAAGCCACTTCACATAGTGGTCTAGTCCTACACCGTGATTCTCATAGTAGTCCAGTAGTCTGACCTCAGTTCCTACCAGTTGAGCCACCCAGATACTTGTTGAGTCACCCATGCCCAAGTCCCAAGCGGTAAAGGTTCTGCTTAGTTCCTCTCTGGGAATCTCTTGCATATGCTTCTTAGCTTCTAACTCGTTCAGGATTTGACCAAAGTATGAACCCTCTACTGCTGCGTCAAAGGAACACTCGAACTCTTGGCGGTATTTATCCTCACCCATTTCGTTCTTAGCAGCCTTCAGTTCTACCTCATCCACTACCCCTGTCTCTGAGGCTTTGAACTCTAGTAAACCCCAACCATCCTCTTTCTCAGCCCTGTCTCGCAGTTCTTTGAAGTGGTTGTGTCCCTTTGGTGTACCAATGAATAAGCACCAACCTTTGCGGTCTGTTAGGGCAGGTCTGACAATATCTGTCCATATCTTAGGGTTCTGATCTCCAACCTCGTCAATTATCACCCCGTCAAAGAACTGTCCTCGCAAGGAGTCAGGATTGTCTGAGCCGTATAGTTGGATGCGTCTACCCCAGAAGTCCACCCTCAGTTCTGAGATGTTGTTAGTACCGCCTAGCGGTGTAGTGTATTTAACGAGATAGTCCCAAGCTACCCTCTTAGCCTGTCCATAGGTAGGGGCTATGTAGGCGTATCTGGGTGTCTCTTTGTCGTTTAGTACCGCCTCACGGATTAGGTGATTGAGAGCAGCTACTGTTTTTCCAAACCTTCGGTGAGCCACCACCACAGCAAAGCGTTTGCCTTCTAGCAACTCGTGAACCTTTAGCTGGTGTTCCCTTGGCTTGTAGGGAATGACTATTTCGCCCATGTGACTCTATGCTCAATGGGCTTGTTAGAGTCGCCAGTTAGTTCTGTTCTAGCTAACTTAGGTGTTGCGTACTCAGCCAGTTTAGAGATCATGTCTAAGGCTTTGTAAGGGTCTGGGCGAATGTCTCGCTCTGCATCACCCTCGGCTACTAATTCTAGCCACTTAGAGACATTTTCAGAGTTATCCTCTAGTAGACATCTAACTGTCTCTCTGAACTCGTTAGTGACCCGATTAACCGCACCCTTGGGTCTTCCTCGACCCCTATTGGTTAAATTTTCGGAATATCCCGCCTCTAATTTATTCATGTTGTTTGACTCCTCTAGGGTTGGTCAAGGTTAGTTAGTAATTACTAGTAGTCTAACAGACTTGTTATCTCTTTGCGTTTTTCTTCATCAAGTAAGCCAGCCGCAGGTATTGCAGGAGTAGCCGCAAATAAGGGTTGACCCTTAGATGTTCCTTCTTTCATTTGAGGAGTAATGTCTAAGTAACGGATGGTTTCTTTTGATGGGCGTTGTGCAGGAATACCATTTGCATCTCTGGTATAGCCTGTGGTTATCTGTGTCTCACCTACGCTTGCACCATACTTTTTGCCGTACTTATCCAAGAACTTAGGATAAATCTCGTCATAGTATTTCTTCATTCCTTCGCCACCAACAGTCAGGTTATCGCCTTTAAGCACTCCAGATTCCTTTTCTGCAATCTGCTTTGCCATTGACTTACCTAAAACTTCTTCTACTGTTTTGCCTCGCGCTTGACCATCAATAAACTTTCCGTCTTTTACAGTTCCTGTAAATGTTGGCTGTCCATTCTGAGATGCGGTAATCGTTGTAATATCTTTACTTGGATACCCAGAAGAAAAAGCAATTTCGTCAACATTCTGGCGCAATTCATCTGCAAATCTTTCAACTTGACGCTTGCCAGTAGTCAAACCAATACGCTCATAGCCGTTTTCGGCAGCATACTTGGTTAGTCGCTTTAGTGCCAATTGATACCATGTGTCTTTAAATGGTGCGTCTGGTACTGCGTTATCTCCACCCATTCCTGCGCTTCTGTTGCGCTCAATAACGCTTCTTTGCTCACTATTTAAATCAGCAAAAGATGGGTCATCATCAAGTTTGTTTTGGTTATACCATTTTTCCAAACTTTCTTTGGTTTTGTAACCCTTCTCTCTGCCAGCTTGATGCCAATCAGATTGAATTTCCTCAACCAATAGCATTTTCTTGCCATCAGCATCAATGCGATCATTAACCCTCATGTGGGCTAAGATGTTTGGCTCTTTAAAGTGTGAAGATTGATACGGACTCACATCTTCATTAGCATAAAATTTTTCTAATCTTGCTCGTTCAATATCCGTCAATGGCAGGTTATCAAATCCACCTTGTCCATACTTTTCTCTAAGAGACTTAGTGTATTTATCGTATGCACTCATGTTTTCTGGCAGCGTAAGCAATATCTCACGATAGTTCTCACCACCAGCTAATTGGTATTTACCAAATTTAGTAGGCGTAGATTCTGGCACTACATAAGCAGCATCAGCTTCTGAATCTCTAATATTTTGAATGGTATTTATTTCTTGTTGTAATTCACTTGGACTTTTTACAGGTCTAATAGAATGTTTTAATTTTTCTTCTTGATTCATTCCAAAATAGGCTTTTCTAGCTTCTTCAACATTATCAAATTCTTTAACAGTAATGCTATCAAGACGACTTAAAATGTCATCTAATTCAAATTTCTCTTGGTCTGTTAATGGTTCACCTCTAAAAGTTCTATTTTGCAAGACAACACCACGATTGTATTCTTCTCCAGTCATTCCTTTATTAACTAGCTTATATCTAGGATTGTCCATTTCTTTATATAACGCTTGAATTTCTGGCTCATACTTGTCAAAGACTTCTTTGCGTTTAGCAATGCCTATAGGGTTTTCAGCTATTTGCGCCCCATAAGTAACCTCTTGAACATCTACACGATTGTTAGCCAAAAAGTCCTGAACCTCTTGTTTAGTAACATTAGGCTTATCTCTCAGGAAGTCTTCCAATCCTGTGAATTGCAGTTCTTCCTTCTTAACATCAGGGGCTTTCATAATGTCGTTAATGAAAGACTGACCAGTTCCTTTGTTTCTATTAAGATTTAGCGCAGCTTGCTCAGTCGCAGAATAAAATCCAATGTCTGAAACTGGTGCTTGTGGCTTAGTCTGTAATAGGTTTTCAATTGGCTCTGTCTTGACAGAAAGCAATCCCTCTGGAGGCACAGCAAATAACGGCTGTGGCACTACCTTGCTCATCATGGTGTTAGGGCGCTGACCAAGCATAGTAGCCGCCAGTTCCTCGCCTACTACCTGTCCAACCTTTTGAACGCCCCTAACGGCTGGCATTGGGTTTAGTGGGACAAATGATGCCGCTTGACCTGCTGCCTGACCAACTCTTGATGTGGGTGCAAGTGGTAAATCTTTTAAAAACTTTTCTGTTGTGTAAGGAAACTGCGCTGGTGCATCGTAACTTACATCACCAAACATTTCTGTTGGGCTTGGCGATCTAAGCAAATTGGCAATGTCAGCAGGTGCGCCTAGCAATCCAGCCAAACGACCTCGTAAAACATCAATGGGCAGATTAGCAGAATCAGAGGGCAACCCCTGTCTGCGAGGTTTCATCTGTGGAAAAAAACCAAATGCTGCGCCTAGATCAGACATTATTTCATCCTACCCATTTTCCTAGCTGCTTCTGCCAAAGCAATGGCGATTCCTTGCTTACGATTAGTAACAACCTTACCACCCTTACCAGAGTGTAGCTTGCCCTCTTTGAACTCGCCCATTACTTTGGACATTTTCTTTTCGCCAGCTTTAGTCATTTTCATTTTTTAGGCTTCTTTGCTTTGTTCTTTGCAGTTCTCTCCCCACGCACAGGTTTAGTCTTCTTCTGCATAAGTTTCTGCATCATCTCCAGCGCTTGCTGATTTGTTGTGCTCATGTTTTTCCTCGGTTATTGGCCCACCTGCTATCCATGCCTCACAAGTTCTCTTAGAGGCACACTTAAAATCGAACACTTCGCAGTAACCTAAGTCACCAGCGTCAATGACTTCCCAAGCATCCATTTCCTCGCCATTCATCTCTAAGCCTGATTCAATACAGGAGAGCATCTTAGGGGTTTGGATAAAGGCTGAACAGTTACCACAGCGAGACTTCTTAGCCTGTTCTGGTGAGTTTCTCCATGTCTTAGAGACTTCACGCCAGTAATCCATGTTGGCTTCGTTAGGGTTCATTGGGCCGTAGTTGGCCTTATCAATGGCCTTCTGACGATTCTCAAGGTTTACCTCTACATCGCCTGTAGCAACAGGACAAGCATCGCCATTCTTTTCTTGGCTTTGTATCTCAATTTCAATCTTTACTGATGGCTCTAATAGTCCAGACATAGGTGTCCTCAGGAGTTTGTACCATTATCTCACGAAAAAAAAGAGGGTACAAGACCCCCTTAAAACTCATGGCAACTGAGTGCCTTATCCTAACAACTTTCTCAGGGTTTCGTTTAAAACCGACATTTCGTCATGCTTATAAACTGACCAAATTCGTGCTTGACCATGAATTCCATTGTGTGAGCCTTGGTGACAATCCTTGCAAAGCGGAATACAAAGGTACTGCTGGTGTTGCTCAATATGGTGGCAATCTGATGGCCCAGACTGACCACATACCCCACAAGGCATCTCTTTGATCTTGGCTAGGTGTAGTCTTTCTCTAGCACTTAGCTTGTTATTCAATCTCTACCACCAGATTACTGTTTGACCTTATGTGGTCTTTTGTTTTCTGAATGTATCTCTCAAACTCACTTCTTGAGATACTTCCTTGCTGTAGATCAGCATATTCAATCAAGTCTCTACAGGCTTTTATTCCCTGACCATCCAAACCCATCTGGAGTGTCTCTTGGTAGCGTATAGCGGCTTTATGGAGGCTTTCCTGAGCCTTTTGGCAGATAGGTAGCACCTCTGGGCCAACTCCATTCTTTCCCATCATCTCAGACAGATTTAGAACATCTACTAAGGTACGCCAATCAGCGACAGTTCCTTGTCCCTTTGTGATGGCCTCCAAAGCGGAATACTCAAGCATCCTTAGTTTGTCCAGCTTGTCCCTCTGGGTTATCGCTGCTCCCACGATTCCATGCGTTATCGGGTCTATCAGATTCCAGATTTTGCGCTTCGTTCTTTTTCTCATTATCTTTTCCGAAAATTGCATCCCATCGGTTTGAGTATTCTTCATTGCTTACAGAAAATGGCCTACCCGTTGACCCCTTGCTCATGTTTTCATACCCCTTACAAAAGCAGCAAAACTCTGCGCTGTGTCACCAAAGGCTTTCATCTGGTCAAACTCTTTAGCAACCTCCTCCAGAACTTCGTTTCTTTGAGATGGAGAAACATAAATATCAAAGTGGTAGGGTTGGCCTAAATCTCTCAGGATTTGCTTGCCAAGGTTACTTTGCTTTTCAACATCGTTAAAAGCCTCGTCTTCCTCTTTTGTCCATTCAGTCATGTGTTCTTCTCCTTGAGTTTGGCTTCGGTTTCATCAAATATGCTGCCCTCTGATCTTAAAATTGCATCTCTCTCATCTTCAGTCAACCCTTGCCACTCACGCTTTGGCAGTTCTTTTTTTGCAAACATCATGGCTTGCCCCAATTTCTTGACAAGTACCTGCTCAATCAATGGCGTTATGACCTCTTGCAAATAGTCACGCAACGCTTCTTCTTGTTTTGGTGTCATGTTTTCACCTGTAAAGATTTAGGTACATAAATGCAAGCCTTATCCTTTGAGTTCTTGACATTTACTGGATTAGGCAGAGAGAACCTTTTGCAATTTAGACACTTTGCATCAGGCTCTTTAGGTTTGCAACCAAGCATCAGATACCACGCAAATCGTAGTCAACAGAAGCTGAGTGGTCTGCTTCCTCTAAGAGATGCTTTTGGAGGCGCATAGAACCCTCGATCTCCAAGTCACGATATTGCTCCATGCTGAAGATGCCCATCAGAGAAACCTTTTCGTAGATCACATCCTGAATATTCTCGTTATAGATGCCTTCCTCGTCTTGCTCGTACTCCATGACGACAGTAACGATTACAGAGCCTTCACCAACAGTTGTATCAAATTCGTATTTCATTCTTAATCCTTAAAAGTACCCTTGCGAATTGCTTGGGCTGACTGAAGTATAGCAAACTAAACAGAATGTTGATTAGTACTTTCCCTAATCACAGATTTATTCCGTTATTTGCTGCCCAAGAGTAAAGCCACTCTACGAATTCGCTTGCTTGTTCTTTAGTGAACTTACGAGTTTGGTAGCCTAACTGGACTATTCCAGAGCCATCTAGGTTAGGAATGATCTTTCCTTGGAGGTTTTCTGTTTCACGCAAGTATTGGTCAACCAGTAACCTTTTCCAATCCTCTGCTGACCACTTAGCACCCATGTGCTGTGCTTGTTTGGCAATGTCGCCAATCATTGCGTGATATTTTTCCTCTTGCTCTCTGGTTTTGCTGACCAGCTTGATTTCCATCGTTAGATGTTTGCCAGAGTCCAAAGCCTTGGTTATCTTGTCCCAATAAAGACGAATACTGGTTTTCGCCTGTTCTGTGCTTGTCAGTTGGAGAATCACTCTAGACACTCCTTTACACAAATATCTACACCAGCTTCACTTGAATAAACCTTCGTAACATGGATGTTGACGATCTGCGAATCATCCTTGTAAACCACTCCATTCATACCGTCTTCTACGCTTTTCAAGATATTTGACG